TATACTCGTCGCTTAAGGACATCCGCAATCTCCGTTTCGGTGTGTAAGCAATGAGGTTAGTCCAAATTGCGCTCCAGCTTTGCTGTACAACTTATAAAGACTTCTAGTTGAGAAGTCTACATCATTAATTGATTTTTCAAATGCTTCGTGATCATTGTGTGGCAAAGAAGCGGCCCACTGTCCGACTACGCAATATAAAGCGTTTTTTCTTTCATCTTTTGCAACTGCATAAAGATCTTCTAACATTGTCTGCCCCATCCTTTTTAGTAACTCTCTACTAAGCCCGTTAAGACCTAGTAGAGAGCATACACTAAATTAGTAGGACGTGCTCATTCCCTGACCAAAGCTGTCGGTGCTGCGCTTGATGGCTGGACTCATAACTCGTCCGTTAGCCTGAGTGCTAGCAGCCTCTGGAGAGGTCTGTGGCATGTACTTAACTGTGATTCTGTGGGCTGCTCCGTCTTTGTCTGGAGCCACTGTTCCGCGCTTACCCATAGGTTGTGCGTAAGGGTCAGCGGCTTGTGCGCCCTTTTTCTTGATAAGAGTTCCTGCTTTAGGTGATGCTGAAGGGGAAGTAAACTTCGCACCCTCTTTACCTATCGTCTTACGTTCTTTGGCCATTTTTACTTCCTTAAATTAGAGTTGAGATCTCAGGACTTAGTTTACGCTAATTGTAAAAACAATGGCGCTAATCTGACCATCTCTTGAGTCAACTGTGGTGAATCCAGGTCGGCATGTTAGATCTAATCCTCGAGGCGCAACGTAGCCTCGGGCAATAGCAATAGCTTTTACAGCTTGATTTACAGCTGAAGCGCCTACGGCTCTAAGCTTAACTTGGGGAGATTCATATAGGGCGTGGGCAATTGCCGACCCTACGGATTGGGCGTTAGATCCAGCCCCAACACGTAAAAAACTTTCTTCTTCTGACACGGGTAGTATTCCTTTGGGTTCGATTTGTGGTGCCCTCAGGAATAAGTATCAAGGTTTTTCTCTAAATTTAGGGTCTAAAAGCTTTTTAATTATCTCTTTCTCATAGGCCATATCAGCCTTTCCAGAGGCTATTCTGGCCAACCCATAAGAATCGGCGGCATTATCGTCGTTAAACTCTAGCCCCCACTTCTTGTAAACGTGTAGCAAAATTTGATTTTTTTGAACTCCGGTGCCTTTTCCCGTTATGTACTTCTTAAGCATAGCTGGAGCTACGATTAAGGGGTGTTTAGCTTCTGAGGCGTAACACCAGTGGCGTAGCTCTATCTTTACTAAACCACCTAATTCCCCCGCCATATGGGCCATAGTGCTGTTATAGGCATAGCCCTCCATTGCGGCATCTACTATGTTAATTGTAGGTTCAAAAACCTCACCTGCCATAAAATAATAAATGTCAATTAACCTTTCTACGCCCAAACCCACTGATTTGTAAACAAAGGTCTTGTACTCTCCGGCGTCATTTAATACGGTTATAGCGAATCCACTATAGGACTGGTCAATTCCAAGATATTTTTTAGACTCGTCTCTTAAATCTAAGCCACCGTCAATGGTCTTTAATTTTCCTTTATGCCCACCAGAACCTAATTTCATGTGGTGAATTTGCGTGATCTACTGCGGAAACTGCCGCCGTCAGATGTGCGGCGAGTTAACTCTCTAGACACTAACTGAGAGTCGCGCTCTACGTTTTCTGCACGCATTTCTAATAGTTTACGGAAAGCGTATTGAACGTCTAATTCGTGCTTGGCTTTCTCAACAATTGGATTTGTTGTAATAGCAGCTTTAACTACCGCTACTCGATCGCCTTTTCCGCCTTGCCAGTTATCTAACATGCACTGGGCCTCTACCGCATCTAACGTTCTTTCTGCCTCGCGTTCATTAATTATTGCAATAGCTCTTGCTCCGGAAAGATGATCATTCCATTGAGTAAACTGAACAAATAACTCCATAAGAGCTTCGTCGTCTAGTTCGGTTATATCTAGAGGTAGTGATGGAATTTCATAAACAGGTTTAGGTGAAAGGGTAAAACCCAACTCCCCTAAAGACTTTAAAACGTTATTGCTAATACTCATTGTCCGCCCCACCCTCCGCCTTTTAATTGGATCCCAAATGTAGAGTATTGACGAAAAGCTTCGCCACCGCATTTACATACGACGGCAGGAGAAGGGCCGTCGGAAATTGGGAAAAAACTTTCAGTTACTTCTTGGCACTTTGTGCATTTATAGTCGTAGTCAGGCATTTTATCCCCTAAATGGTTTACAACGAGGACATCCTACCACAGAGTCTATATTGCACTGTGGTGGGCGGTTATTCTCTAAAGCCCAAGCAACATCCAGTGCAGACTCAAAAAACTTAGCTGAGTGTTCTGGGTTATATGCAACAGAGAACTCTTTATAATCTTGATTTGCTTTTAACTCATAGATATAGACAATCTCAGACGGGGCAGACTCTAGCAAGCCGTCCTCAACCATAATGTGTGCAAGATGCAAATAAACCTGACCCTGTAGTATATGGCTAGGAAAAGGTTGACGAATATTACGCCAAGCTGACTCTACGTCTTGTGCGCCATTAAATAATCCCGGAGCTTCCATACGTATAGTTCCCGAACCTATGGTTTTGATTTCAATTAAGAAGTCTTCGCCTAGTGTTTTAACCCAACCATCAGAGTGGCCAGCAATTCTGTGGCGTTTGCTTTCTAGGGGAACTTCTTTGTACTCAACACTTTTATGTACTTCTGAAGAGAGTGCCCAGGATCTTCCGGTGCTATCTTCCCAAGCGCCATAAAGAACGCCCATTTCTCGAAGATAGCCTTGCCACTTAGCGTGAGCACCATGTCCTGCGTCAAATATAGACTGCAAACGTAGAGTGGGGCGCTCCCTAGTTTCTACATAATTACCATTTAATGCGTGATAGGAAGCGAGAGCACACCACTCCGGCTTAATGATATCAGAAGGGTGCAGCACAGTTTGATCTCTATTATCAAAATCTTTTGATAAAATGTGCCGCTCAATAGCGCCCATTAATCTAGTATCTCTTTTTTTGGTATCAAGATAGTTCTTTAGTTTGATACTAGAAATGACGTTATTTTCCATTTTATTTTTCCTTCTCCTCTAGCCATTTTTCCAAGGTATATCCCATTTTAGTGTACTTACGCTTAAGCGCATTTCGTTCTCTATGACTCATCCCGCCAAAGATACCATGAAGCTCATCGTTCTTAATAGCCTCTTTGAGGCACTGCTTTCTTACAGGGCAGGGGGGCCTGCCATCTCTACCATAACAAATTGCCTTAGCTGAGTCAGCTATGGGTTTGTATAACTTCTTATCCCTTGGGGGAAAAAAAATCTCGGTGTCTTCTCCTCGACACTTTGCTTCATATCTCCAAGCCCAGGACGGGTTGTTTTCTGACAACTATTCACCTCTAACGTAATTACGTAGCTCAAAAAAATCCTCCTCTCCCAGAAGAACGTAATTTTCACCGTCGAGATGAATGCCTAGTACCGGAGTACGGCTGTCTAAAATTGCTTCCTTTGTTATTTTCTTTAAAACTTCTGACTTGATCGTTACTGTTTTTTTACCTGTCCACTTATGCTCTATTAAAAGATCATCAGTTCTGACATCGCCCTTGCGAGACCAAAAAGCTCCGGAACCGGCGCTTCTTTGTCCGCCAAGGATTTTTTCTAAACGTTTTTCATGCTTTAGAGATTGTTTCTGGCCTTCACTCTTCATCGTCAAGTATCTCTACTTGAAGTGGTGCTCCATGTTTCAAGGTATCCATTACAGCGTGGGAAAGCTCTTCCTTTAGATCAACCTCTTCACGGATTGAGCTAATCAGGTTTACCGCACCCTGCCATTTACGATCCTTATAATACAGCCATCCGCCGCGCCTTTCAACTACCCCATTCAGGATAGACATAGCCACGATCTCCTTGCCAAAGTCATAGTCTCCGGCGTCAATAGCCCCACCATCGGCAAAGTAAAAGTCCATATAGGCCGTTTGTTGTGGGGGATAAGTCTTATTTTTAATGGTTCTGACTCGTATAGTCTGTCCTACACGGCGCTTGCTTTCTCCAGTACCCGTCTCTAGCCAGTCATCTCGCTTAACCTCGCACCGGACGCTGTAGGCATAGTCTTTACCTAAGCCGCCTGGGGTAGTTCGAGGATCCCCGTGCATAACCCCAATCTTCATCCGGTACTGGTTAATCATTACTCCGAGGACTGGTCTTTCGTCTTCAACAAGGTCTCGTTTGGTAGCTGACGCCACTTTTCTAAAGAACTTATTGGTAATAAGTGCGCCACGACCCACAGTAAATTCATCCATGTTCTTTTCATCT